GCAGGCGACACGGGCGGCTTTATCCACGCGCAGGCAGGCGCCCAGAATGCTGTCGGCGATCAGGTCGCAGAGCTTATCGGGATGGCCCGCGCACACGGCCTCACAGGTTTGAAATGTGGTCATATGGAATCCTCGCTTTCTATGAATCTGGCAACCGTTGTTGTGGTCGCAGCCGTCCGTGATGTGTTCTCAAGTTCCAGGTAATAAAAAAGCGCGATCATGCCGCGCCAGTGGTACGGGCTCCGTTACGAGACATCCCGCTCTTCCAGACATGCCACCGATCTGCGCGTCGTACCGAATTCACCGGCTATCGTTGTCGCGTACCACTCGAGTTGCCGCTTTCGCTGTTGGAAGTCGGGCATTGAGAGCAACAACCCAATATCCACATCCTGCAACAGTTCCAGCATGGCAATCTGATCATCCCGGAGATATGGCCGGATACTTTTTCCTTTTTCAAGGCCGAGGCTCTCACGAAACTGCTTTGCAGTCATGCCCAACACGATGCGGTTGATCATGTCGCACTCATTACTGAAGTGGTATGGCTTCGGATTCTCGTGAAGCAGCCGAATATTTCGCGTTAGTTTGGGGAACTGCTCACGGGCGGATACCAGCGTTTCAATGAATTGCTCCATCTCGTTGAAGCGACGGATATACTGTTCCTTAAAACGCATGGCTTTCTGACCCGTGTAGCCCATGACCAACATGGTAAAGCCATCGCGGGTCATGGCATAGGCTTTCTGAGAACGTCCGCGATTGTCTTTGTAACTTGACAGGGCGAAATTTCTCTTGATGAATGCCTGACTAAGGCCAGAGACAGACTCTTCAATCTCCCCAAATTTGGGGGCAATAAGGTTTTCGACATCACGGAGAACATGGTCATGGCGTTTTTCAAAGAACTGCGCGACAAATCTGCTGTCCACGCGCGGCGTGTCGTGAATGTCTGCAAACACGCCAAATTCGTTCATGGGTATTAATTCTTTCATGGGTGTGTTGACCGTCCTTTCTGAGCCACAGTGGCACCGTCGACCTGATTCTGGGCTTGGAGGGCTTCCCGTTCTTCTTCTTTGGCAACCAGTGCAAGTAGAACCGCTTTATAGTTGCGTGATGCCAGCCTGTGTTCCATCTCGTGGAAAGCGGCGATGTAGGCTTTCTTGAAAGACATAGCCTTTTCGCCGGTGTATCCCATGACCAGAATTGTGAAGCCGTCACGGTTCAGTACATAGGAAGGCTGAATGTGGTTCTGCTCGTTGATGTAATTCGACTCCTCAAAATTGAGCAGGCCCCATTTGGGGTCATTTCCGATGATGTTCCTGATGTCGCGTATAACGTTGTCGTGCCTTTTCTCAAACACACGCGCAATGTCGCGGCTTGATACGATGACCCTGCCATCCTGCTCAGTCAAACCGAGCGCCTTCAGTTGATTATCCATTTGCTTTGCCCCCCAGAATCTGTACGCTTTGTAAAGCGAGATCCAGCACGCAGACCATGAAACCCAGTTTTCGAAGCAGCTCAGGATTATTGCAGCGTGCCGGTTAACATGCCATGAAAACAGGCGCGGTATCGTGCCACACCAGGTGTGATGTTATAAACATTTTCAGCTGGATGGTTCGGGTTGAGAGCTAAGGTCAGCGGGTGGTGCTGCCGCGGTTTATGTTGCTGACAGAGCTACTAAGCTTCACTTTCCCCGCCGCGCCGATAGCAGACGCTCCATTACATCGTCCTGCGGATTTGTTCCGCGCACATCCTGAAGGCTGTTGGCCCGGATGATATCGTAGATTTCTGCCCACAGCCGGTTCATCTGGTTCATATAATTCAGCCCAATGTTGATATAAGGGCTTGCGATCGGCGCTTTCGTCGTCGGATGCGCCGCGATCATCCCTTTGGCGGATGTGATTTCCTCGCATTGGATCCAGCGCGCCGCGCTCATGGAATAGCGCTCCAGCAGCTGCGGAGAGATCAGCTGGGCGCAGCCGCGTGCCTCCAGCCACTTCCATGTCTTTTCATAGATGGCTTTTGCCTGGAGGACGCTGCCGTCACGCTGTTCTGCGGAGAGCATTTCATGAGGTTCCGGCATATCTACCGCTTCCAGCTCAGGGATATCGCCAAACTCCATGACCTTCATCTTCCGGTGACCCGTGTTGCCGTCCAACAGTTTTTCTGCCAGTGGCTTTGGCTTGCGCCCAGAACCGGGTCGAGTACCGCCGCGGCTGGTTCCATCCTTTGCCATGTCTTTCACCTCTTCTCTGCTGACCAGTTCAGGCTGGCGGCGGGTAAATTATTACCGTCCGAGCGTCAGCAGGGACGGTCATGTGTGGCGCGTTTGATTTCGTTTGAAAAAAACCTGTTTCGTTTGAAAAACTGTCCGGTTTTGAGGTTCCGGTGCTCAGAACCAGCGACCTTTACGCTGTAGCGGTTTGCGCTTCGCAGATGCTCAACCGTAGTAGTCACGCGCCTTTCAGCGTATGACCGACCCGAAGACCCACGCTGTTTCTGACCTTCCTGACCAAGGGGGGCAATACCCTGTTTGGTTTTGCGCTTTTTAGCACGAGAGGCCGACGCGGTCGACAGCATAAGGGTTACAGAGATCTGCCCCCCACTAAGGGGGGTAAAAATCGGTTCTGTTTTATATCTATATAGCAGATAATGTGAAATCTGAAATACGTTTGATTGTTTTTGATTTTTTTGCTTTCTTTTGCTTTTTCAATCACAACCACTCCGTTGTGTTCCCAAACCCGCCATCCTCCGTGGCTGTCTTTTTTGAGTGGCAGTTATGGCACAAACCCTGCCAGTTTCGCGCGTCCCAGAACAGTTGCTTGTCACCGCGGTGGGGCTGGATATGATCCACCTCGGTGGCAGGAGTCAGCTTGCCCTGCCGCTCACACTCGGCGCACAAGGGATGAGCGCGGAGGTAAGCTTTGCTGACCATCCGCCAGCGGTAGTCATAGCCACGGGCGGAAGAAGATCCTCGACGTTGCTCGTCCGTATTCCTGTGCTCCTCACAGTACTTAGCGTCCGTCAGGTTCGGGCAACCGGGAACGGTGCAAGGATGGCGGGGTTTATGGGGCACAAGGATCACCCTCTGAATAAGCCGCTAAGGCTTTCAAGTCACGTTGGTACTCCCTCCAAAGCTTCTTGAAGACCTCAATCGCTTCAGAGCAAGCGTTGTGACTGCACAGGTAACTGTACAGATCGTTGAAATCGTTGTACGCATAGAAAGCGTAGTTCACCTCAGCGTCCTCCGCGAAATCACCCTTAGGCGAATCCTTGTTCCTGTACTTCTTGAACAGCCAGTGGTAGAAGCATGGTTGCTCTTCACTGTCGGTTGATGCCGCCAGCACTCTGCCAGGCTCCCACGGGAAACGGCGAAGCAGAAACGCCGGAGAACGAGGGTTGAGATGGTACGTCCAGTTTAGCTCAGTCTCTTTAATTGGCTCAAAGCCGCAAACAAGCATCGCGTCCTTGAATTGGTTGTTGGTCAGGTAGATATGCGTGTCACTCTTAAGGATGTGCTTGAGTCCATAACTCGTGCTGTGTACGTCTTTTCCCGGTTTATACAGGAGGTTCTGACGAATCCAGGCAAAAACAGTCTCTTGCGCCTGCTCCGGCAGGTCGGTGATCAACTCACAGTCATTTTTCGTGAAAGCGCGATGGTCTTCGGTCAGGTAACTTATAGCGTTGGCCTTGTTAATCAGAGTCTTTCTCATGGGTTTTTCCTTCCCAGCCTTTCGGCATGAATTGTTGTCGGTCAAGTAAGCAGCTATCATAATTTCGCCTGTGAATAAGCCGCCTTGATAGCAAAGGCATGTACCTTCACAGTCAAAGCGGCTCAGGAACAGGTTGAATGACAGGTCTGGGGTTAACCACAGTTGAAACCACCGAAAGCCTCGATAATTCTTATCTCACAATGCTTTTCTGTCGCAGTCGTCATTGTTGTAGGGGGTTGTAGGGAGTTTTACTGTTATCCGCATACGAGAAAAATCATATATATAAGGTAAACGGAAATACCCCCTACAACTCCCTACAAGGCTTCAATTGTGTTCATCGGAAAGGCAACGGATCAAGGTTTACGGATCACAGCTCACA